CCTTCGGAGCGGTTTCAATCGGTTGCCACGCCGCCGCCGAACAAGGCGCTGCACCCGCAACTGCCGCTGGCGTTTCCGATTCGATGCTTTTGGTTTTACTCATAGGTTTTCAGTGCCGTCCACCCTCGCCCACGCGGCAGTGGGGTGAGCTTGGTCATTCGGCGTCAGTTTTACCATCGAGCAGTATGGCAGGAGGCGAGCGGCGTGTTCTACGCAGTAGCACAGAGTTCCCGGCACTCGTTGATGAGTTGCTGGCTGATTGCATGTTTCCAGTCCGGTCTGACCCGTCAGGAAATCGCACGTTGCCGCCGAACCAGTGCGCTCCACCGAATCCGCGCCCCGCTTTTCACGCTCAGTTGTCAAGGATTCCTTAATAGCTGCCTTTCCGCTCGACCGTCACGCCCGGCGGCTGTCCGTGAGCCGCACTGTTGGGCGAATCAATTCACGCCGTTCACCGAGTCCCAGCATTGGCATTGACCCGTCATCATTCCGCAGCCAGCACAGTATGGTGTTCCGTCATCGTCTGACGGATGCGCCATTTCCCACGCCAGTTGCTCGGTGCGAGTCCGGCCATTATGTTTTGCAGCCGTGCAGACCGGATCGCACGTTATGCATTTTGGATTCTGGTTTCTCACACCAGCGCCACAGACGACGCACGTTCGCCCAACAACCGGATTCAGCGAAGCCGGCGGAGCCTTCTGGTTTTCCGTTTCAGGTTTCATAAATTCGTGAGTCACGGATCGGCGCTCCTGAGCTTATCCGTTATGCCTCTTCATCCGTCCCTCGCTTGCAGGCGTGCGGCATGAACTCTTCCTCCCCATACTTGCGGAAGAATGAGTCCGCCGCCTTCTTGCACTCCAAGTGCCATCGGTGGTCTTGGAAGTCGCCATCGTATTTGCTGGATTCGTGGACATGCTTTTCGCCTTTCACAATTTTCTCAGGACACCAGATGCAGCGGTATTCCTTGCGTGCTACTGGCTCTGTTTCGGACAGCAGTTGGTAACTCATGGCTCAGCTTCCTTGTCGCTAGGTTGCCGTTTGCTGCGGGTTCACCCCGATGCGCCCGATCTGTTTGTTTTGTTGCTGCGTCACGCCCAGGAATTGCAGGTTCTCCAGCCATTTCAACAGCAGCCCGCTGAATTGCGGGTCCGGCTGGCGCGGCCCGAGCTGCTGCGCGATCTGCGGCGCGTTCTGGCCAGCCAGAGCCGTCAACGCCTCGTCGCTCAGCGATCGCATGTAGTTCCGGTTGCTCATCAGGATCTCCTTCGTGTATTGCAGCAGCGCGGCCGCCGTCGGGTCGTCCTTGTCGACGAAGTTCGGCGGATTGCCGGCGAACATCTTCAGGACCTCCATGCCGGCCTTGTCGCGCAACGCCTGGCTCGCGTCCGGCATCGGCTGCACAATCTGTTTCGCCGCGGCCGGGCCCAGTGTCGCGCGCGCGATGTATTCCGAGAGCTTCGGCCGGCGGTAAACCCCCATCACGTCGTTGGGCACGCCGATCTTGAGGAAGGCCTCCAGCCGCTTCATCGTCAGCTCGGGATCCAGTTCGCGCGAATCGAAATCGAGCGCGCAGGTCAACGCGCCCGGTTGCTCGCGATGCTGCTCCAGCCAGCCCGCCGGCGCCCCGGTCACCTGCGCGAATTCGGCGTCGTCGCCATATTTCTGGTAAAGGCAGAGCATTTTCTTGACGGCCAACGTCCAGCCCATCAGAAAGCGGCGCGTGTTCTTCTCCTGCGTAATCTGGATTCGCACCGGCGAAACTTCGGTGCCCATCCGCCCGAAACGATTATCCAGGCCGGTCGTCACCAGGTTGTGCGTTTCCACGGCATCGGCCAGGCCCTGCCCGCTCGGGATCGTCATGAACGCCGGCTCACGGCCGCGCGACGTATAATTCTGCTTGGCCGGCCCGAACTTATATTTCGTCTGGAGCGGGCTGTCGTAGACGTTCACCGGCGGCAGCAAGGTGATGCTCTGCCGGTCGATGATCCCATCCCGGATGCCTTTCACCAGGTTCTGGTCCGTGTGCGACACCTCGGGGATCCCGCGGCTCGCCGTCACCGCCCGCGCCCGTTTCTCCCGCACCAGCCCGACAAAATCGAGCTCGCCATTCACGCTGTCGGCCAGGCCGTGTTTGGCGTAACCGTCGCGCTCGGCGCCCGACGCACCTTTGAGCTTCGTCACGTTCACGTGGAACGTGGTCATATAGACGCCGGGAATACCGTCCTCGTCCGGCGCCCGATAAATCGCGTGCACTACCTGGATCAAACCTTGCCCCGGCATCCGGGCCCCTTCGCCGGTGGCGCCCGTCAGGGTGGGCGTGGTCCCGCCGCCGAACTGGGCGGCCAGCCCCAGCATTTGCGTGCGGACCGGCAACTGCGCCTGGCTCCCCTGCCCTTTCTGCTTGATCGCCTCGGCGATCCAATCCGCGTCGTAATCCTCGGTGAACTTGCGCCCCTCCAGCTCCGTGTCGCTCACCCACTCCACCTGGAACACCAGTTCATCCGCGCCCGTCAATTCCGGCGGGATGAACGCCTCCTCGTAGGGTTTCAACGCCGAAATCTCCGGCTCATTCTTGCATAAGTAGGGCATCGGCGCCGTGCACGTCTGCTTCGTGCGCAGATCCTGCACGCAGCGGCGCACCGTGGACCGCTTGATCTTCGGCGCGCGCGCCTGCATATCCGCCGGCAGCTTCCGCTGGATGTAATCCTCATACCACTGCGCCAGGAAATCGACGGCCGCGGCCTCGGCCGTCGGGTCCAGAATCATACTCTCCAGCTTCTTCAACGGGGAATCGGCCGGGACCTGCGGTTGCGCGGCCTCCATCCGGATCTGGTCCAGCGTCAGCGTGTAGCGTTTCAGCCCGATCTCCCGGATCCACCGCGGCGCCAGCACACACCAGCCGTAATGATGCCGGTATTGCGCGCTCAACTCGACCTCGTCGAGCAATTGCGCCGGCAGCTTCGTGAAAATCAGCCATTCCGCGAGGGCAATCGCGTAACCCGTATCCTCGTCGCCGGCCGCCCCCTGCTGCAACATCGCGCGCCAGAACGCGACGACGTCCACGTCCGCCCGTTCGTTGATGATATCGTCCACCAGGAACGGCCGGCAATCGCTGGCGCCGTCCCAGGGCAGCGCTTCGCCGTTGGGATCGTTGGGCACGTCATGCCGTTTGCCGTCGCTCCATTGCTGGGGCCAGAGGCAATCGCGGACGTTATCCAGCCATTGCATGCCGCCGGCGACCGGCGATTGGCAGCGTTTGAAGGCGGCGCTGAGGCCGCCGAGATCGGGCGAGCCGTCGTCTTTGAGGTAGGTGTTCATGGTGTGCTATTTGGTTTTAGCCCCTCCCAGGGCCGCACACCGGGTATTCGGTTCGAGCAGCAGCGCAATCTCTCGCACGAGATACTTGGCTCGCTTCTCGCCCGGCAACTTATGGACCAGTTGCGGGTTGGCGTCAACGACTTTTGCGAACGTGTTATGCCCCACGTTCAACAGCAGCATGGCCGTCGCCCGGCTCACCCGCGCCGGATATTTTGTGAGGTCGGGCATCAGTAACTGAAACTCCTTCCATAACTTCCCAGCGCCCCGGCCGGCAGGTAGCGCACGCCCAGCTTGGCCAGGCCTTTCAAACAATCGAACGGGTCCTTGCACGCTCCCTTTTCGCCGTCCGCCCCCGTGAACGTCCGCAGCGTCCAGGCCGTCGCCGGGCACGTCTCCTCGCATACGAAGAACCCCGGGCAATTCAACGGCGTCACCGGCGCGTTGGGATCCCAGCCGTCCGTCAGCCAGTCGTTCACCCGCTGGATCCCCTCCTCGATATCGCAATGCGGTCCCGCGGCCACGTTCTGGCCGGGCAACAACAGTTTCGCGCCGCTCGCGTCCAGGATCGGTCCGTTCATGTGGTCCTGGTACGTCTGGTGCTCATCGTCGTCGCTCGGGACCTCCGTGCCGGCCGGGCGCGGGTCCATGCGCTTGTCCTGGATCGTCCAGGCGTTTGGACCGCGCGTCCACACCCCGGCGTCATTGGGCGCCCAGCCCTCGAGCGTCACCAGCAGCTTCTTATAGAAATTGAAATTGCGGCCGCCGCCGAACCGTTGCGCCGGGCCTTCCTTGCCGTCGTAACGCATCTTGCCGTCCACCTTGCCCGCCGGCAGCGCCCACTCGCCCATGTCCGGCGTCGGCCATTCCTTCAGGCAATACTTCCGCTCCTGCGCGTCCACCCCCACGTACAGGATGAACCAGTTCCGCCGCCCGTGCGGGTCCATCCAGGCGTAGAGCGTCAGGTCTTCCGGCCGCGGCAGCCGCTCGCGTTTGATCGTGTGGTGATGCGAGAAATCCGGGAACGCATTCCGCACCCGGTTCGTCGCCCAGCCCCAGAGCCGTTCCAGCTTGTGATCGTCCGGCTTGCCCGCCGTCGATTCCGTCACCGTGGCCACGTTCGTGTAGGGATTGAAGAACGTCGGGAACACCACCGCGAACCGCCGCCCGCTCCCCGCCCCCGCCTGCACCACGAGCGGCAGGTGCCCCGGCGGGCAACCCTTCACCAGCACGCGATCTTTCGGCAGCAGCCATTCGCCCCAGGACCAGGAGCGATTCCACCAATCCCACACCACCGCCCGCGCCGGGATCACCTCGAGGATCGTTGCGCCCTCGATATATTCCGCGACCGTCTCCGTGTAACCCTGAACCGGCGTGAACCCGCCCAGCACGAAGCCCCCCGTCTTGTGCGCGCGGAACCGGATCGTCTCCAGACATTCCCGCGGCATCTCCTCGTCCCAGGTGAGCACGTGGCACTCGCCGCCCTCGACCGAGGTCCGGTCCTGTTCCCAGCCTTTGTAAGTCGGAAAGAGCGCCGTGCTGTGCTGGGGCATCACGTACACGCTATCGCTGAACCCGGTCGCCTCCTTGTAACTGATCTTCGTCACCTGCCCCTGCGATTTGATCGTCCGCAGCTCGGGCGGCAGATACTTGAACATCGCCCGCTGGATGTAGCGCACGCTCGTCGTTTCATTCTGTGAGAAACAACGCGCCTCGCTGCCCGGCTTCTGGATGAGGACCTCCGTGGCGAGCTTCGCCTGGACCTCCGTCTTGCCCGAGCCGTTGCCCCCGAGCGCGGCGATATCGTTGGCCGGCTTCTCCTGTTTCCAACCGGGCGGCGCGATCGACACGCCGAACTGGCCGGGCACGTAGGTCCCGGCGAGCAACTGTCGGATCACCAGCAGTGGTGGCTGTTCCCAGCCATAGATCAGCGGGTTGTGCTGCTCCCGCGCGATCGACTCCTCGCGTTTGGCGTGGAACTCATGCAACCACGCCGGCCCCTTGTCCGCGCCGCGCTCCCGCAGCCAGGACTCGGTCGGCAGCGGCAGCGTCGGCCACAGCGACCAGATCCACGGCCCGATTTTGATTGTTTCGATTTCGATCATTTGCCGTGAATCTTCAGGGTCGCCTCGAAGCGTTTCAAAAACGCCTGCACGTCCGCGTCAGTTCGCAACAACGCCGACATGCGGAGCTCGATTCCGTGGTTCGCCCACCGCAACTCCGCCCGCGCCGCGGCGGTTTTATCGGTATGATTCACCATCGGGCTCACCATCACCTTAACGCACCAGGAGGAACTGTTCTCCTTCGCGATCCGGTGCGCCTGGCGCGAAAGCGCTGCCTTCAAAGAACGCGCATAGCTGGTGCGCGCACTTTGCCAGTCGCCGCGCGCGGCCGATGCTTCCGCGTGAGTCCGATACATCCGGCGTTCGTGCTCCACGCAGACCGCGTTTTCTTCTTCGATCTTTTGCCAGTTCATAGGCTACTGTTTTTTCCACCAATCCGGGTCGTCATGCGGTCCGGGTTCGGGCGGTGGAAGTTGGCCCGACTGCCGCAAATGGAGTTCGATAAACAGCCGCATGTTGTGGTTCTGGATCGCCAGATCATTCATCCGGAGCTGTTGCATCATCGAAATCTGCTGCTGCAACTGGAACCGCTGCGCTTCGAGCGCGTGCCGGTCCTCGTGCAGCTTGAGACAATCCTGCTGTCCCTCGATCGTCCGGTTCGAGAAATAGAACGCCACCCAGCCCAGCATTCCGAGGGTGAGCAGGCCGATCGCGATCACGTTGTAGAGCATCATAAAAAGAGAATCGGCGCCCCCTCACAGAGTGAGTGCGGGCCGGGAGCCGGTGCAGCGGGAGGAAAGAAGCTATCAAACTCCCGCCTGTTCCCGGAGATCGCTGGGGCGCCGAAATTCATGGTCGTTTGCCTCCGAGCCCGGCGACGCTCAATTCGTCGGCCGGTTCCAGCAGCGTCACCCGCCGCCGCGGCGCTGACTTGTGGCGCCGGACTCGTTTGTGGGTCTTATTCATCGCCCGGTCTCGATTCCGTTTCGATATCCGGATCGCGCGGCACCGTGATGCCCTTCCGGATCGTCTCGTAATTCGCCTTGGCGTGTTCCGCGGCGGGCAGCTTGAGCGCCTTCACCGTGAACACCCGCTCGAAGCCCTGCCCTTTGCTGGAGAGTTCGCCCCGGTTCACCATGTCGATCAGATAAACGCTGCACGTCCCGTTCTCCAGCGCCCGCGTCACATTCGGGGCCCCGGCATGGTTCGTGCGCAGATGCGTCTCCACGTCCACGCGTTGGAATCGGTCGACGTTCTTCGTCAACTCGCGGATCGCCAGCCGCAGCGTGTCCGCAAACTTCGCCGTGTCCCCCTGCATCC